GTCATCCTAGATCAAACACTTCCTCAAAACTAGCTGAAATATTGTAGCAATCAATTTCTACAATAGAAACATCCCAATCTCTGCAAATCCATTTACCAACTGCCCCTAAAGGGGGTGTCCAAGTAAAGTTTGTAACTCCAGCCTGAGTAGTTAGGAATGAATCAATAGCAGTTGCTTCAGTTCCAGTTCTACCATTAAAAGAAAGATTCCAAATCCTAGGGTTTTGGTTAATACCAAATTGCGCCCTTTGTTCATATCCATCACCAAATTTGACAGATAGAACTGCAGGCTTTTTCTTTAAAGAAGCCCCATAAGAAGGAATATAAGTAAAAGTGGTCATGCTAATATACCGCCTGCTCTTTTCTGTTTAACCAATTCAGCTTTAACTACATTGCCGATCATAATGCCTAGCTTATTACCATCCTGAGCATCTACTGAACCATTCTGCATATTGACATTAACAACTACATTGCCTGCATTAGATCCGCCATTAGGCACAATCATTCCATCAGTAGAAGGGATGAAAGTTTCCATTCCTCTTTCACCGACTAGATAAGCGCTTCCTGCATTAACTTGACCGCCAAAAGCTCTCATACCAGCATTTTGAGCCTGTAGCATAGCTGTTTGCTCAGATCCAATATTAGTGCCATACATACCAGCCGTAGCAATATTGCCAGCTCCATAACTGATTCCGCCTGCTATTGCATTTACTAATGGCGCTACTATAGATTGGCGAATTAGTAATTTAGCAATATCAGCAAGAATAGAAGTAACCATTGAACTAAATGCCTGAGCTGCGCTTTGGCTACCGCTAACCATATTGAATAAGCCATCTTCAACACCTCTAAGGGCATTGGTTACAACTCCATTAGAAAGATTAGCTAGATTCCTAGATTCATTAGAATATTTAGCTAAAGCCATAGAAGCACCATATTCATAAGAGCTATTTAATTGCTCTTGCTGCTCATAAATTCTATTAGCCTGCCCTGCAGCAAACTCATATTGACCGCCAAGGATAAGCATCTGCTCATTGTATGCTTGCAGAGTTAGCTTGCCTTCTGTGTATTGCTTAGTAATCTCTGATTGAGTATCTAAAAAGCCTTTATTGATAGCAATTAAATCTTGCTGCTGTTTCTTCTGAGCATCACTCATAAAGATGCCAGCAATATCAGCCTGAGCCTTAGCAGCCATCTCAGATATAGAAGTGCTGAACTTAGTATTAGCATCTTGCGCCCTGCCAAGTCCTTTAGCAAAATTCTCAGCCTCTTTCTTAGACTTCTCTAAATCTACAGAGAATGGAGCAGTAGTTTTCTTTTCTTCTGCTTTAGGCGGATTAATAGCCTTTTCTCTAGCTGCTACCAAAGTTTCTAAAACTGTGCGCTGTCTTTCCAAATTCTGTATATCTTTCTTGATAACAGATTCAGGGAATAAGACATTCATTTTATTATTTTGAAGGCTTTGGATTTCTTCATTAATCTTAGAAATCTGCTCTTTATAATCTCCAGTTCTAAAGCCCATCTGAAGCATATCCATAAAGCCCATGCCATTAGCTCTAGCTACTAGGAATTCTTCTGCCAACTGGTTTAGATAAGGAATTACCTCATTAGCAATAGTCTTACCAACTACAGATCCAACTGTAGAAAGTCTAGTTAAATTATCATTAAATCTTTCAGCTTGCGCAGCAGCCTTTTCAGTAATAACTGCGCCAAATCTTTCCAGCTCATCAGCAGATTCTTTAATTCCTTTAGATCCAGCATTAAGCAAAGGAATAAGCTCTGCACCTGATTTGCCAAATAACTGAGTAGCAATAGCTGTTTTATTAGCGCTATCCTCATAGGTAGAGAATTTATCAGCGATCTCTCCAAGAACTACTGAACTAGATTTGAGAGTGCCATCTGTATTCTTAACAGAGATGCCCATTGCAGATAAAGCATTGCGAGCTTGCCCTGTGCCATTAGCAGCTTCAACCATTCCTTTGCTGAGTTTTACTAAGCCAACTTGTAGCTGTCCTGTATCAACATCAGCGAGCTTTGCAGCATATTGAAGTTTAGATAATTCCTCAACTGAGATGCCGACCTTCTGAGCCATCTTGCCAGTAGCATCAGCAGCATCAATTTGAGTTTTTACAAAGCCAACTATAGAAGTTGCGCCATACAATGCAGCAAGGCTTCCTGCTGCTGTCTTAGCAAAAGAACTAATATCTTTAAAGTTCTTCTGTGCAGTATAGGAAGCCTTATCTAAAGCAGCAGTAAATTGCGCTGTTTCAGCAGTAAGAGAAACTACTAATGATCCAAGTGAGCCTGCTGCCATTATTCTTTCCTCTTAACCCTGTGCGCAAATTGCGCTTTTATTACATCTGCTGCCTTTGCTTTAGGTGCTTCATCTATTCTGAAGTATGCCAGCCATTCAGTAATCTCAGCACTATCCATTCTTCTTAACATCTCTCCGACAGGCATTCCCAATTTCAGAGCTAAATCAAAATAGAACCTTCTTTGGGGGCGGAGCTTTAGTTTTTTGACAGATTATCTAATTCTTCTTCAGTTAATCTGTTTAACTTTTGAGCTACCTTTACACACCTTTCAAGAGCAGTAGATGATTTCTGACCTAGCAAGGCAGCATCCTCATTGGAGAAGATTCTTTTGCCATCTTCACCAACTGCAGTAAAAGCAACTAACCTAGCTCTTATATTGTCTAGATTAGTGCCTTTAGTTGCAACTAGGCTTTGTTCCCAAGCATCTCGGCTTTCACCAGTCATCAAGGAGATGTATATTTCACCACCCCACTCAGGAACTTTTACTAACTCTTTCTTTAAATCATTTACTGCTAATACTGCATCTCTAGTGAGAATTGTCATTTTAGCTCGCTGTAATTGCGCCTGTGATTTCTAAAGTTACATTGGCTTCTACAACATTATCAACTGCGCCTGAAACTGCAAAGCCAGTTACAAATGCTGAGAATGACCAAGTAGTGCTAGGGCTATCATCAGTAAACACCATTTTAAAGTTTGTTTCTGTGCGAGCTGCTCGCTTTGCTCTCAATGCAATATGCTGCGCATTATCAGGAATGTAGTTGATAGTGAAACTCAACTGTCCTTCATCCGCTAAACCCATGCGCTTTTCTTTGGCGCTAGAGCTTAAATCTGTTACATCAATGACTGCAGCAGAACCGCTTGGTCCTGAAAAAGTCTTGATTTCAGGAATAGTAGAAAACACTTCAGGAGAAGCGCCATTACCAATTTTGATTAACATCCCTTGTGCTTCTAAAGCTGCTGAACTCATAATTAACTCCTTTGCCAACAATAATAATCCTGACTGATCCTATATACTTTCAAATCAGGCTCAAATAAATCTTGATCTGTTTGCAAAGTAGCTTTTGCAGCACTACTTTCCAAAGCTGATCTTACTGATTCTGCTAGTGATTTTACTGCAGAATAAGTATTTGCATAAGTATCTACCTGAATGCGAACTAAATCAATAGTTGCGCCACCATCTAAAGTATTTTCAGGAGTAGATGAGATGCGAGAATAAACAATATAAGGGGCAGCTATTTTCTCAGGCGCTACTAATGGATATACCTTTCCGCTAGCTAGGCTAGATAATGCTGCATAAATAGTAGTTTCTATGGTCATTTTTTAGCCAATTTCTTTGCTTGAGTTTGTATTGCCTTGCCTAATCTTTCCTTCATTACATCTACAGCTCTTGATTTATTAGCTTCAAAAGCTGGTCTAAGGAATGGTTTAGCTTGCATTTTAGCAGTTCCGAACTCCAAAAAGCGCCAATAATATGCTTCGCCTGCAGTTTTATAATTTTTACCTACTCTGCCTTTTCTGCGATTATAAGCAGTATCTTTATATTGAGCCTTTCCTTGGCGGATGCCTACAAAGAAAGTTTCTCTACCAGTAGCAGAATTGCGCCTACTTCTATAGCGATATACAGCAGTTTTCAGATTACCAGTTTCACCAACTGGAACTCTACTTTTAACATCATCCACAATAACTTTAGCTGCTGCGCTAACTGCGCTGCGCAATGGTCTGCCTTGGATCTCCTTTGGCAATTCATTTAGAGCTTTTTGAAGCTCCTTTAGCCCAGTTATTTGAACTGAAATCATGGTTTCTTAGCAAGAATCTCTACACCATCAGCCCTGCCAATTTCAGCAAGGTAGAGAATGTCATAATCAACCCCATCATAGGTAATCTTGGCAGTTTCATCAAAATCTTCCCTAAAGCGGATTTTGAATTTAACAGTAGCTTCAGGAATAAATTGGCTTGCTGCAAAATACTCTCTGCCTGTTACTGGTAACTTCTCAGCCCATACTGTAGCAAGCAAGGTATAAGAAATAATCTCAGCCCCAAAAGAATCCCTTGTAGAAGTCTTAACCTTGATTTGAATCCTGCGATCTAATTTACCAGCTCTCATAACTTCCTCTTAAAGACAAAAGATCCTATATCTTCTCTGCCTAAAAATGATTCAACATTGGAATATTCCACCATCTCAAATCCAAAATTACCCATAAATGCTCTTAATCCATTTTTAGTCCAATACCAGCAATGCTCATCAGGTCTAAAATGCTTGCTGCCTAGAATATGCTCTTTATCCCTATAAACAGGGCATGAAACAAAAGCATAGGTCTTAATATTATCTAAAAGAGCTGTGGGATTATGGATATGCTCTAAAGAATCCCAAAAGCTCATAGCATCTATTTTACTTGGCTCTTTGTATTTGCCAACAGATTTCAACCAATCTACAGCGCAGGGATTAATATCAAACCCATAAGCATTAGGCAATTCTTTAATAAAAGCTCCTGAGCCAATACCAATATCAATGATTTCATCAAACTCATAGGCTTTTACAATATCTAATCTAGCCTGATTTAGCTTTCTGCCAATATCAGTTTTTTCCATCTCCTGATACTTCTGCCAATATCCAGCATCATAAGGAGCTTCTTCTACAGGGTAATAGCCAATCCCAAAATCAGGAAGCCACAATAATTTATCTTTCAAGCAGCTCTCCTAGATTCTTCATAAATGATCTTGCTGTAATATCTTCTACATCCATAGGCTTATAAACCCGATCAAGGCGATCAGGATCAACCCAATTAGTTTGAAAAGCTCTATGACTAAAGTAATTTGACCAAAGCATTAGAGTAGGGGTATTAATATGCTGACTAACAATAGTATTGCCACCGCACCAACCGACAAAAGAAGAAGCGCCTTTAATCAATCCAAAAAGCTCTGTAAGGCTAGTTTTACCGCATAAATTAATAATGCCTTCATCTTCTAGCTGCTGATTGAATGGCTCATCCCATGAGCTTCCAGTAAGAATTAATTTATAGCCTTTTATATGGCTCATAAGCTCTTTAATCTTTGCAGGGGGCATCTTAGCTACCCAATCTTGAAACATCCCATGATTACTAAAGTAGAAAATGATATATGGCTCTTTGTAGGGAACTATACAATCATCAATCTGAACTTCATAATTCCAGTTAGTTTTATATTGGGGCATGATTTTATCCATGCTATGCCCTATGCGCAAGCCACCATTTATGCAGATAAAGCGATCATAGCCTTTAAATCCCTCTACAACTTCTTTAGAGCCATCCATATAAACTTGATGAAATAGGTGCTTTTGCTGATTGTTCATGGGAGCATTGTCATATCCAGCGAACTTAACAAAAGGAATGCGACTGACAAAGCCATCAGCTCTAGGTCTGCCATCAAAATTCCAAATAGTGATCTCAGGGATAACACCTTTGCAGTTTTGCTCTATATAGCTTTCCATCTTGAGCATTACCCAATGAATATCACCAATTCCGCATATAGTTAGAATTCTCATCTTTTCTCTCTGCTTGCTTGAAAATGCTCAATAACAGGCTTTCTACCGCCATAATAATCCCTGCTTAAATCAAAAATAAAGCAATATTCAGGCGGAAGCTCTGCAATATTTAAATCAGTTGTTTCACTTATAGCCTGATCTAGATTCTTTTGATCGAATATCTCAGGCTTTTCTAGATTTATTGCTATCCATCTCATCAAAAGGCGGATAGTTGCAGCAGTATTTTTAAAATAAACTGTGCCTGAAAGAAGCTCTTGAGCTTTAAATCTATGGAAGGCTACATCAGCATCTAACTCATCAAAGAGTATAGGGTTTTCCCTAATAACAGAATCCGCATCAGTCCATACAACTGCATCTGAACTTATAAGGTGCTTCAAAATGAATTCAGGCTTATGGTGAGTGTTTTTATCCCAAGAGCCTAAGTTAGGTATCTCCTCAATGCAATAAGGCAGCCTAAGCTCATTTAATGAGTTCCTGAGCCTATCTGCTTGCTCCTTGTAGTTAGGAGTGTAGTAGCTAATGAATTTCATCAGTTATTATACTTTTCCGAAAACAATTAATAGCTGAATCTCTAGAGCAGTTAATTACTTCTAAACCAGCTTCTTGCATAAGTGGAGCTGCATCATTCATATGCTTAATCCATCTGCGCATATCAGGAGATTTATCTAATCCGCTTGGATGCTTTCCATGCCAATGATTTCCTGAATTTTGAAAATCATATCCCAGCAATATAATGCGCCTAAAACCATGCAGATAAGCAAGATTAATGGCTTGAAATCCCCCATTATTGCCAGTTGCAATGATTTCAGAATTGCTAAATTTAAGCGATGAATCATAGCCAATAAGATTGAGATTATATTTCTCGGATGCTTTCTCATTTATAGTCCATTTCTGCCCTGCAAACTCAGGCTTATGGTAATCCCACCATTCTTCATCACAAGCATAAAGAATATCAGCCCAAGGCGCTAATTGATAAGTAGTGTTAATGACATAAACAAAGGCTTTACCTTTGCAGTAATCAACATCTTCTTTAGTTAGGCTTGTTCCGCTTGCTATGCAGATTGCAGTTTTCACTACACTCCCATATTCAATCTATAGAATTGCAGCAAATTTTCAACTGTAGGATTAACTTGATAGGCTTTCTCTCCACCAGCTTCTCTATTGGCATATAAATCACCAATAACCAACATCATTGCAAAGCGCATTGGCTTTGGCATTGGATTTGTATCAGGGCTTCCACCTGAAGTATATCCAGCAACATAGCGCACCTTAACATTATTAGGCACAGCATATAGCTCAGGATAAGTAACATTGTATGCAGGAGTAATTTGCGCAGGCTCAGAATAAGTATCTACTAGATACTGATTAGATGCCAAAGTTTGCTCAACTCCATTTAAATCTAAATATTTGATTGAAGTAACTGATTGCAATGAGCTATCTAAAACAATCGGATCAGCCCATCCAGTTAATGCTTCTTCTAAAGTTTGTGTAGCAATAGGTCTGCTTAAATATTGTTCTAAATATTGCCTTGCAGCAGTAATAAGGCTATCAAGCAAATCCTGATCGGCAGCAAGATCATCAACCCTGAGATATTCAGCTACATCTGCAGCAGAAATTGGCTCATAAGTAGGAGCTGTAATTACCTTAGTTGGCATTTTTGCGCTTTCTCAGTTTTTTAACTTGCACATCTTGTTCAATATGGGGTTTAACCTCAAGCTGTTCCCATTGTTTAGGCTTAAATTCTGAAACAAGTCCAGCGCCTATCCAATATACAGCTATCCCATTATCAACATCAAAAGTCTGCCCAGTTGTAATATCTCCAATCTGAGCAGAAATAAAATCTCTATTTGCAGTAACTAGCATAATAAAAAGGCAGGGAGCTTTTGACCCCCTGCCAGTTTAATTACAATACTAAAGAGCCATACTGGATAGAAGCAGGGCGATAGATTGCCAAAGCCAAGCGAGATTCAGCACGAACAGTTACTAAGTTCTTTTGGAAGTTAGTATCATCAGCTTCACTCATCTCAACAGTAACACCTTGGCGATTCCATACCTGAGCAGCAATATCCATTGCACCAACCATGAACTTACCAGCAGTCATAGTATTAGTTACAACAACAGGCAAGCCCCACAATGTAGGTGTCATAGCCAAGTTAGGAGCAAACTCATACTCACCAGTAGTAGATTTAGTGCGTTCAATCTTGCCCCAATCAGCAGGATTCAAGATGATAGCAGTTGCTTGGTAATCAGCAGCAGCTACAGCATAGATAGCCTTATTGATAGAATCAATGCCATTATCACCGCTTACAGGAGTGAAAGCTGTGAAATTGCCTGATTTTGTCAATCCACCGATATTTTGACCTGTGCCATTGCCATTCAACAACTGCTGGTCAATGCGCAACTCAACACCATAGCGCAAGCGAGTATCAACATAAGAAGCTAATGCAGGAGCATCATCCATTACTTGCTTAGAAAGTTTCAACCAATGAGCAATAGTCTTAACTGGAGCAGATACTAGCTCGAAAGTCAAAGCTGATTCAGGCTTAGTTACACCTTCAGCAGTTTCAGCAGCATTGTTTGTGAATGCGAGTTCTCTTGTGTATTCAACTAAGTTGCTTGTAGTTGTTCCAAAAGGCAATACATCCCGAATGCGCAAGCTGCGATAAGCACCGCTAACAATTCCTGATTGGCGCTGTGGAGCAACAATAGTATCTGAGTTAGCAGCAGGAGAGCCTGATTGACCAGTAATAGTATTCTTCAACTCAATGCGAGCTTTAGAAGTGCGCCCTTCAGCAAAAGCCTTGAACTCATCAGAAGCAGCGAAAGACTGACCCAAAGATTTATATTCTTCAGTTTTGCCACGCAATACAGCATCAGAATTCTTTTGCTCGATCTCTAGCATACGATCACCTAAAGATTTGAGTTCTTGAACAGCTTTTTCTGCAGCTTCTACAGCAGCTTTGCTCTCTGTGCCAGCAGATTTGAGCATTGCATCAATTTCAACTTGCTTCTTTTCAATGGTTTCAATAACCTGATTTAATTGATCTGACATTTTAATTTCCTTTAATGATTTGGTTTAAGCGATTTAATATCATTGCTTGTTCTAACTCAGTCTTAACTTCATCTCGAAGCACCAACTTTATTTGCGCCAGCAATGCTTTTGCGCTTGAGTTGCTTAGGTTTGCTGCATCTCGCAGAAATTCCTCAGCTTCCCGAATACTTTTAATACTCTCTATATCTGATTTTACAGAATCAAGAGAAATTCTAGCAGCATTATCAGCAGGATTATCTACAACTGATACTTCTACTAAATCAATTTTGCGAAGATAGCGAATACCATCTCTTAACTCATATCCGCCTTGTGGCAATTTAAATCCAATAGATAAGCCATCTAGAGTTTCATTTCTCATGCTTGCATAGATCGCATCAGCAGTAGGATGCCCTAGTGAAAGCTGTCCTTTGACATACAAGCCCTTGGAATCTTCTTCCATAGAAAGCCATTTACCAATAGTTGCAGGCATATCGCTACGGAATGAGCTGTGATTAAAATACATAGCTACAGGGCGATCTCGATTAATAATAGTATCTGTGTAAGCGCCTTTTACAATGCTGTCATTGTAGGAATCAATGCCATCAAATACAGAAGCATAACCTTCAAAGATACCAAAATCACCCATCTTCACTTCACAAGAAGCAAAGTTCATCATTTTCTTTTCTAACATAGGCTTATACCCCTGCTTTTCTTCATCAATTCTATTTAACTGCTTATTCTTGGTATTAGCCCAAGATTTTCCTGTATCTCCACCCCATAAAGCCCAAGCAATTCTTCCTGCGCTTGGATAGCCTTCTTCACCTTGGCTAAATCCTTGCCCCTGCTTATCAACTTCATGCCTTGCAAAATAACTAACCATCCTTCTCACAGTTTCAGCAGATAGCTCTCTCTTATTAATAAGATCTCTAGCTCTTGCCACCCCTACTTCTGTGCCACCTCTATTAAACTCATCTCTCCACTCTAATCCTTTTTTGGCTTCTGCAGCCATAGAATCAGTAGGAGTTAAATCAATTTCTTCACCTCTATATACAGCTTTTTCATCTCGCCTTGCAAATACAGCATAGCAATAACCTAATCTTTGCTCATTATCAGGAAAAGTATTAACAGCTTCTTCATCTCCCATGCAGCGAGATACAAATTCTGATTCTGTTTCATCTTCTCTTGGTGTAGGCATTATTGCTCCAATTTTTCATATGATAATGCAAAAAAGCTATGCAACCAACAACATTAAGAGAGTTTCTTCATCAATCCCTAATTGCCCTAATGCACTTGTTTCACTAATCTGTGATTCAGATTGCACAGAAAGCACCCTTGCTCCGCCATTAATAACAGTAAATCCTCTTGGAGTTACTCTGCCTGCATAGGCTACAGCTCTTATTGGGATTACTTTGGCAGTTGCATTAACTTCATTCTTGGAGAATCTACCGCCTGTATATTCTTCAGGAGCTATCTCAGATCCAGTTGCGCTAACAGCTCCAGTAGTTGCTTGTAGAGCAACACCATCTAATTGAATTATTGGGCTAGAACTAGCTAATGCGCTGATATTTGCTGCAGAAATACTTAAATCTATGCCTGAAATAGCTATGGAATCTACAACTTGCTCATTAATTGAGCCATATTCAGCAGTTAAATCTATGCCATTAAGTGCTATAGATGAATTTTGAACTCCATTTGCGCTGATTGTTGCTACATCTGCTAACGCTTCTAAGCCTGAAATGCTGACAGAATCATTAACTATTTCATTAATATTGCCATAGGCGGAGCTTAATTCAAGCCCTGTTATAACAATGTTGCTATTTTGAATGCCAGTTGCAGAGATACTTGCTGCAAAAATTGTGGCATCTTGCCCTGAAATTTGTATCTGATCGGATACATTTTGAGTAATAGTGCCTAAAGCACCAGTAAGGGTTATCCCTGATACTGATGCAGTAGGGCTTAATACTCCGCCATCATCAAAATTGCCTGCTGCAGAATCAAATAAGCCATATCCTGAATCAAACAGGATTGCCATATTTAGCTAATCCGAATAAGGGCAGAAGCTCCTGCTGCTGGAAGATCAATAGTGAAAGTTCCTGTTACAGAAACTACATTAGCGCCAAAATCAAAAGCAGCCACAGCTTTATTAGATTTGCTTGAGTTGTAGATCAAGCAACCTCTAGCAGTAATTGTAGAATCAGCCCAAGATGGATCGCTAAAAGTAATATAAGCAGTATTAGAAGCTAATCCGCTTGTATATCCGCTAAGAGTAACTCCGCCTGCTGTGTAGCCTGTGCCTGAAACTTCATTAGTTGCAGAGTAAGCAGTAGTAGCAGCGCTTAAAGTAGCTGCATCTGTATAGAGAGCTATCTTGTAAGTATCGCCTGAAGCATGAACACCCTCAAGAATCTCTTGCTTAAATGAATTGCAAATTGCTGTAGTGATTGTCATGCTTATTCCTCTATTGATTCTGCGCCTGTAACATTACCTTTATCATCCCGAACTAGCTTAATGCTCTTTTTGGATGGCTTACCATCTGTTTCTTGCTTCAAAGTAAGGCTAATAGGAGTGCTTTCTACCTTAATATTAGGGTTTAAAGTTACCTGATTAGGCTCTTTATTGTGCTGAATACTAGCAATTTCATGCTTAATATTGCGATCCATATCACTCATAGCGCCTAGAATCTGCGCTGTATCAGGAGCAGAAGTGCCACCTAACTCAGTAATTGGTGTCATCTGAGCCTGCAAATAAGCCCGATCTCCGCCTTCAATCGGTTTCATGCCTTCAGATTGTCGGCATTCATTGATAGTTTTGAAGCCTGCATTGATAGCTTCTTTGTAAGTTGCAAAGCGAGTTTGTTCATCACCTCTAAGCAATGCGCCAAAATCAAATTCAAACTCATAATTCCTGCGATCTGATGCAGTTAATAAGCTATTAGAGATAGATGCTTCATATCTTTCAAGATAAGGGCGCAAGCCTAGCTTATAGAAACCCTGAACTATCTGCTCAATACCTGATCCCCAAGTAGTAGAAGCGGAAGTATCATTGATTAGCACAGAAGGCACACCAAAGAAGCGAGCAATATCTTCAATTTGGAATCTGCGAGTTTCTAGGAGCTGAACATCTTTAGGATTCATAGATACTTGCTGATAAGTCATACCAGCTTCTAGAACTCTAAGCGGATCACCTGATCCAGCAGCCAAATCTGCAAACTGCCCTCTGATCTGCTCTCTCTGCTCAGGCTTTAAGAGCTTATCAATGGTCAATACTCCAGTAGGCTTGAAGCCATTAGATGCTAGAGCTTTAACCCGATCATCTGAAGCTAGTCCAATTCCTACAGAGTTGCGAGCATAAGCAAGTGGAGATAAGCCAACAATACCATTGCTCATCAGCTTAATATGCCAAATAGATTCAGGAGCATAAACAGAAAGATTAGCGCCTGAGTTGTAGCGATAAACTATTGTGCCATCAGTAAGAAGATCTACTTCCATCTGCTCTGCCATCAAAGGCAGCAGGCTAGTGATCCGATTGCCTGTTTTTGAAATATGCGCATAAGCATTTCCATGCAGGCAAAGTTGCATAGTCATAGTTTCAAAAAACTCTACTCTGTTTTGATATTGATTAGGTTTGTTTTTAAAGAGCTGCGCAAGCGGATGCTCATTATCTAAAATGCGAGTGCCATCAGGAAGAATCTTGTAGGCATTAACTGGTAATCCGCCAATAGTTTCAGCAATTAATTTTACACAAGCCCATACTGCAGAGAACTTGAGAGCTGTATCTTCATTAACTGTAATATTTGCAACATTATAAGAGCCTGCATTAGCTTGCTGAACTCCTGCTTCGCGCCTACCAGCGATCCCAAAGCCAAATAATAAACTTGAATACCATGCCATATTTATAGCCTTATAGGGTTAGCAAGAAAATCATCTAGATCCCCATGCTCATTATTATTTGCAATAGCTCTACTCAATGCCATAATCAAAGCTACTACTCCATCAATCTTATTCTCATGCCTTTCTTTTCTTGGATAGATATTATCTTTTGCATCTGTATGACAAACTACATTACTAACCATCCAAGTAAGAACTGGATCGCCATTGTGATGAAACTTCTTATCTAGCACCAATGCTTCTAATTGCTTCATTGGCTCGCTAAAATTCAGCACAGTAGGGCGAACCTCTACCATATTAACTCCTTGATTTAACAACCTCATTGATAACTGAGTAGCCTGAAATGGATCATAAGGCACTTCAATAACATCAAATCTCTTGCAATCTTCTAGGATTTTATTCTCTATTACCATAAAGTCAATTATCGCACCATCGGTAACACTAAGTAACCCAAGGCTTTCCCACCCTGAATACTGAGAATTCTCTCCTTTATCTACAGTATCTCTAGGAAGATAGTAATTGCCAAAGCAATAATAATGCCCATCTCTGACATAAAGATTAATCTTTGCTGCAATATCGGTTTTGGATGCCAAATCCAAAGCCATAAAACAAGGCTCACCTTCAAAATCATCTACAGAAAGAGTTGGATCTGCGCAATTATCCCAAGCTCGCATATCCATCCAGCTTACATCAGCATTAACCCATTCATTAAGATGCTTAGTTCTAAAGTTATTTGCAGCGCTAGGCATACTCATTGCTTTTGCCTGCAATGGCAGTAGAACTTCAGGCATTACAGAAACACCCCAATTAGGGTTAGCCTTAATCAGCGCTTCTTCTGTAGTCCAATCATCTCCATCATCCAATCCATAGATAATCCCAAACTGAGAATCATCTTGGGCGCTTCCATCTAGCACCTTCTTAACAAATCCCCTAACCTCATAGCAGATTCCAGCCCGATTTGATCCTGCTGTAGTAATGATCCATAGCATAGATTGAGTTCTCTTGCCTATGGAAGTTTCTACAACATCATAAACAGATCTAGTCTTATGCGCATGAAGCTCATCAATGATGGCAAAGTGAGTGTTTAAGCCATCCAAAGTAGAGCCTTCAGAGCTGAGAGCTTCAAATTTAGATGCTGTTTTTAGGATATTAATATTATGCGCATTCACTTCTACTCCAAAATGATTGCGCAAGCCTGCTGTTTTGCGAGCCATCTGCTGCGCATCACCAAAGACAATCTTAGCCTGATCCCTTGTAGTGGCGAATGAGTAAACCTCAGCTCCGCCTTCTTCATCCTTAGCCAAGGCATACAAGCCAATAGCGGATGAGATAGCGGATTTACCATTACCCCTAGGCACTTCAATATAGGTGCGCCTGAATCTGCGAAAGCCTGTATCTTTATGCACCCATGAGAAGGCAGTCATCACAATAAAGATTTGCCAAGGCTCTAGCTGGATTGGCTGCCCTGCGAGCTTGCCCTTAATATGAGGAAGCAACTCTACAAAGGTGCAAACATTAGCTCCCTTAGCTGGATCATATATATAGGGAAAACCCTTAGATCCTTCTTTGGTTAAATCTTTGAGCTGTCTTTCACAAGTCTGCTTAACAAATTTATTAGCAGGGATCTTCCCCTCTAATACATCAAGCAGATACTTGGATGCTACTTGCTGGTAATCAGCCATTAGCTAACTTTGCCCAAGGATCATCTTCAATAGCTTCTTCAGCAAGAACTATCCTGCTTCTACTTGTAGGGGTAAACCCCATCTCTGATGCGCACTTCATCATCATCTGCGCTTGAGTGTTTAGGATGCCAACATAAGGGGATTGAACCTCATGCCCATTTGGAGAAATAAAAATCATGCCATTAGTTTGTAACTGCTGACTAGCAAATTTATGATTATCTTCTGCTATCACCCATGCAGTAAGAACTGACTGATCCAGCTTCTTGAGCAAACCAGCAGGCGCATTTTCGATTGCATATTCCCATGAAGCCTTTTGGCTTGGTGTCATCCAATCAGGCGCTTCTTGTAAGTTCTTACTAACTTTAGGCTCTCTCAATCTTTTAACTTTATCACCATGAGTTAAAGTTCCCTGCACAATTTTTAATTCAGTTGGCTTTGGCTTCCTTCCTCTCATAGCAATTCCTTTTGATTCCTTTATTAGTGTTTACCCTGACTGCTAATTTCTCATACACAGAAAAAGCACTCCGACCAGCGCTTGTGGCGCTGTCCTATTCTACTTCAAAACAGCCCCCCCACTCTACATTTACAGGGCATCAATATAAATATTATTCTACAGCTCTAGGTTTTTTACCGAATCCACCATCAAACTTTGCTGTCTTAATGCTGTGGCAAGTCTTACAGAGAGCTTGTAGATTGTCTGCATCCCAAAACTTATCCTTATCTCCCTGATGAGGAACTATATGATCCACCTCTTGAGTGGGAGTTAGGATTCCTTTGGCTAGGCAATGAATACACAATGGATGCTCTTTGACATAGCGATCCCTGAACTTGCGCCAATCCCAGTTGTAGAGCTTAGTAAACTCTGACTGATGGTTATTCTTTCTTGCCTTCTCCCTTAGCTCCATGATCTTTAGATGAGCAGGGCAATACTTAGGCTGCTCTATTGTTCTTTGGCATCCAGCATAGCAACAGATACTCTTAGGTCTTAGGCTCATCTGTAGATTATCCCATAAGTCCTTGATTACTTTTAAGATTCATAACTTAGTAGTATGATTCTAGGAATCTCTTACACCAAGGATATATATGGCTCTGCCTGCCTGCACAGAAGATGAATTCATTAGAGTATGGAATGAGCTGAGATCAGCAACCCTAGTAGCTAAGGCGCTTGCTGTAGATATTAGAGCAGTCCAAAATAGAAGAAGGGCTATTGAGCATAGAAGGGGAATCATCCTTGAATCTCGCAACCCTACTAAAACTCATGTCAATCTCAAGGCTTTACAAGAAGGAGTAGATGCTAGGATTCAATCTACTAGGCACAATGCTCAAAGGGGCAGGGCGCTAGAAAAAGGTAGAGTTATTGTTTTCTCTGATGCTCACTTCTATCCTGATGAAACTACTACAGCTTATAAGGCATTGCTGGAATCTATCAAAGAGTTTAAGCCTACTGTGATTGTTTGTAATGGAGATGCCTTTGATGGCACTACAGCAAGCAGGCATCCTAGAATATCTTGGGCATCTGCTCCTACTATCAAGGAAGAACTAGAAGCCTGTCAATACTATATGGAAGGTATTGAGAAGGCTAACAGGGGCGGAGAGTTGATTTGGACATTAGGCAACCATGATGCTCGCTTTGAAACCTTCTTATCCAATCAGATAGGGCAATATGAAGGGGTAACAGGGTTTAGCCTTAAAGATCACTTCCCACTATGGAAGCCTTGCTGGTCTTACTGGATTAATGAAGATACAGTTATCAAGCATAGATGGAAAGGCGGACATACAGCAGGGCATACTAATACCTTGAATGCAGGGGTAAATATAGTTACTGGTCATACCCATGTATTAGCAGTCCAGCCTTTTACAGATTACTCTCCAGCTTTTGCTAAGAATGGCGGAACTAGGTATGGAGTTCAAACAGGAACTCTTGCCGATCCTAATGGAGATCAGTTCACAGATTACACAGAAGCCAACCCTAAGAACTGGAGATCAGGCTTTGCTCTACTATCTTTTGAAGAAGGAAGGCTATTGCAGCCTGAGCTTGTTCAGGTCTGTGGAGAAGATAGAGTTGAGTTCAGGGGCAAGATCCATTCAGTATAGGAATTATTATGACTACTATTGTTGGCGATTGGATTAATAGAAAGCTAGTAGCAGATAGCCAGTTCTCGGATGATGATGCTGGTATCAAATACTTTGAGGATAAGATATTCCCTATAGATGGCGGATTCCTAGGAGTTGCAGGGAATTATGTAGATGCTGAGAAGGTAATTGATTTTCTCAACAAAAAGACTAAGACTAAGCCTAAGCTCAAATCTGATAGCTCCTTCCTAAAGCTAACCAATGAAGGGCTATTCTCCTGTGGAGATGATCTCGAATGGGAAAGAGTGCGCACTTTCATGGCTATTGGCTCAGGATCTATGGCAGCAGAAGTTTGCATGAGAATGGGGCTTACTGCTGAAGAAGCTGTTAAATGGGCTTGTGATGTAGATTTAAAGAGCCATGAGCCTATTAAGACTTACTCTCTTTAACTCTCTTAGCAATCTCTCTTTCTAGATACCATTTAGCTTTAAGTAGATCCTCAATAGCATCCTTCTTGAGATCGCAGCGCCAAATATATTTAATTGCATTGCCTAGGTTAAATCCCATATGCTCTGTAATCTGAATGCACTCAATACCTGATGGATGATCTGTATAGTGCTTTGGATGGTTTACTGCATCATTCATAGTAGATCCTCTAGTGTTATGCCTTTTTTCATTAATGCTATGCGAACTTTCTTTATTGCTATAGATAGTATTTCTGCTATGCGCTGATGGCTTACTCCTTCATGCTCTGCTATCTCAGCTAATGTCATAGGCTCATTCATTTATTCATATCCTTTTCATAGAGCATCTTTTGTAGAACCACAAGCTCTAAAGTCATATTCTTAAAGCTAGGTATGTAAATATCCTTCTTCAAATAGCTTGGCAATAGTTCTCCTGTGGGCTTCTTCCCACAATTCCACTCTCTCCATTTTGCTGAGTGATCTACCTTGATCGAGTTCTGAGTGGCACTTAAAGCATAAACTTGCGATTCTGTAATCATGCGCTTTGATTCCTTTTCCTTTTCCATCTCTTAATTGATTTGAGTGAGCAGCTACTACAGTTCCATCTTCTATACCGCAATTCTGACAGGGGAATTTTCTAGCAAGCTCTAATAACTTTTTATTTCTATACATCATTTAAAGCCTATCCAAATAGAAAATATGATAGCTGCCATGATATATATCCCAATCCAGTAAGGCAGATCACTCATTGCATAGCTCTATCAATATTGCGATTATTGGCGCTTTCAGTTCTATATATCTCAATAGTTGCTTGAGCTGAGATCAACTGCCATTTAAGAGTTTCTTCCAGTTCTATAGCTTGTTTTATGCCTAACAAGATATTGATATAGTCCTGATGCCCTTTTGCATACATCTCCTTGCCTGTCATAGTAGATTCTGTAGATTCAGCCATGAGCAATGCGAGCTTAGTCTTTAGGAAGTGTTCTAGATAAGTCCTATCTGCCTTTGCTTTCCCATAGATTGCGCCTTGCCTGAAGATGAACTTCCTTGCTTCTGTGGCTGCTGCTTCTGTAGTTTCCATAATCTTGTGATTTCTTCCTCTAAGTAAACTCTTGCTTCCCATCCTCTTTTATCAGCCACTAAAGCTAAATGCTTGCGCCTTTTGTCTAATGACCAAGTAAGGATCTCTCTTGCTTCACACTCTCTGCGCCATTCCTCAGAATAAGTATCTATCATGCTGCCTGTTTATTAATGAAAGCATGAATTCTCTGCCTAAACTGTGCATAGGATTCACCAGCGCTAGGGTTTAAGCCGAGTTCTCTACCTTTGGCTATGGTTAGCTCATCTGTAGAATACCAAGGGATTTGGGGCTTCTTAATCTCTTTTGGAGTTAGATCAAGCTCATCCTCAAATCTGTAGCCATTGATCCAAGTAGCAGGATAGGGAATGAACTCCTTTTCTGTATTCTTGAGCTGCCAGTATTTAATATGATTAGGCAGCGCTTCCATAGCCTGCTCTTGTTCATCATCTGATAGCTTGTTCCATGCTTTTTCAGCATCTTTGCGAGCCATCTTCTTAGGATAAAGTTGATACCAATCAATGAATTTTGCCATTTTGTGTAAGTTTGTTTTTTAGTTTTTCAAAAATTAATTGTGATTTAAGTAGCTGGTTTTGATCTGCGAGCTTTACCAATAGATTGGCTGCTTCTATAAAAACAATTTCATCTAGTGGCACATATGGCTCACACTCATTAACTAACTTCTCTGCTAGTTTGTATGCTTCTGCAATCATGCCATTATCCATTTTGATATTTGTAATCCTATGTAAGTTCCTATGCCAATCATATAAAGAATAACAGCTACAAACTCTACAAGCATCAAAGGAACATCTCTTTGAATAAAGCCTGCCAAAGTCCATAGTGCGCTACCAATAAAGCTAAGGAATAGATTTAATGGATAGATATTAAAGCTAGTCAAAGCAATGCCAAGCAAGCAAAGGATAGTTCCAGCCCATTTTATGAGTTCCATTAGCTTAGTAGATCCTGTGCTGTGATTCCTTTTTCAGCCATGATCTTTCTTAGCTTTTCGATTGCTCGCTTTTCTACAGAAAAAATAGTTTTCTCATTCAAAAACATCTTTTCAGCTACCTCTGCTCCTGACATTTCATAGTCAAAATAGCCCATCTTAAAATTATTTGATTCCATGATGCTCCTCTATCTCTTTAACAATTAATGCGAACTCTCCAGCGCCAATCAGATCACTCCATCCTTTATGCAACTTCATTACCTGATTAGCATTCATTGGCTGTAAATCTTCAAACCAGTTAAACCATCCTAAAAATGGAATAGGCTCAAGCATTTTTTCTTTCCCTTCTGAATACAGTTGGATAATCTAGATCAGAGTAATCTTTGCTCCAATCTTTCTGTAGCAACTTTTCTACCTTTTTCTTTCTCTGATGCTGTCTAAATATTTCACCAAGCTCATAGCCTAATTTGTAAGATTTGCTTACTTGCTTAACTGCTGGAGCTGTAGGCACAAGGCTAATTTGTAGATTGATAGTTTGCATATTGTTCCTATTGTTTAGTTGAGTTGATAACTTCTAATGCTGATTGATAACCATGCTTCCAAATAAATTCTAAATCTTCTTGAGTGTAAGGCTGCCCATTAGCTTTTAATAGAACTGATGGAGATTCCTTTACTTTTTTATATGAGTTGTAAATGATTAATGCTAATTCAGTTGCAATAACTACAAAGTAAGCTGCCCACCAAGATCCACTTGCATCTAATTGCCATAAGACAAAAGCGCCTATGAAATAAATCATAGATCATAACCCTTTGCGCCTTTTTGTGTTTTTACTAAAGTAAAGTTTTCTGCTGGATAGCGCATCTTTTGACCATTGTTCCATATGGCTAAAACTGTTTCATCATCAATGCCATAGCAGCCTTCCATTGTGTAGCCTTCAGAAGTAAACATATAAAGCTGCCTTAGCGCTGTGTAGTCTTTTCCTTTATGCACACAAGCATTATTTGTAAGAATGATCTTACCGCCTGCTTTATTTGGCATCATTGCAATAGCTTCTGCTTGAGCCTGCTGAGTTGTAAAGATTGCTGCAAAAAATACTAGGATTATTGCAATAAGTTTTGATTCCATTTTTACTCCTTCACAGTTGAACTTCTACAATCATAAAGCATATTTGTAGAACTATGTAGAGTTTATTTCTAGTGGATTACACCTAGATTTTTATGCGCAATTTTTTCTTGGCAAGAATGGATTTTTTTCTGCAGGAGTAAGAGCAGTAACCTCTTTTCCTAGAATGAATGAAATCAAGCAATGCGAAAAGAATTCCACAATGGCATTCAATCATTTTTGGCTTTGGTTTCATCAGTAGATTATATAACTACTATAGTATTAAAAGCATTAGTAGTTATTACTTCCTTTGAGGATGAGCAAACCTAGCCTTAACCTAGATTTACCTTCATAAGTTCTTCCTTCTCGGAATCGCCTTAACCCGCCAGTCTTTCAAGGAATCGGCACTAGCTTCGCCACCGATCTTGCGCTATTACATCCTTTAAACCCCCAGTAGCGCTTGTAATTTAGTTGCTGGTGGTTTTCATGTCCCCAACTAAATCCTGCAGAAAAAGAAAAAGCCCTTTAAAGCTATCTCTAAGATGGAATTGCTTATTAAAAGACCCCAGTAACTTTTAGTAAGCACTCAAAGACAGCCCCAAAAGGCTCTTTACTAGGGTAAGTAACAGGCAGATTCCACTCTGCTAGTAAAAATTATATATCAGAATTCAAATTCTTTGTAATCATACCTACCATTAGGCTTTTTAAACCAGCCAATTACTACAACTCTCCAGCCTGATCGGATGATTTCAGGCAAATACTCTGATTCCTGAATCTTGCGCATCCTAGCAGCCATATTGCTTTTGCTTGTGATCTGTATGCCTACTGTTTCTTCATTGCCAACTGCTAAAACATCAAAGATCCCAAAAAGATCCTTTTTCCGCCTAGTAAATGAGTTGTAGCTCTCAACAACTGTGCAGCTATAGCCCCTTTCAGTAAATAGGGCTACTGTGCGCTGATTTAAGCTACTCAAAATCTGCCTGTGAGAGTTTGCCTTCAGATGCAGCAATTATGGCGCTATGGTGCTTTTTAGGCACTTTACCGCCCCTCATACCCCAAGCATATACAGAAACATATTTGCAGCCAATTTTTTCTGCAAAGTTCTTGATAGAGCCAAAAGTAGCTACACCCTTGCTAAATTGGGTTTGTGATGCTGATTCCATGATCTCTCCTTAGTGAATTCTCTACTATTCTACAATAATTCTTGTAGATTCAAGTAGTTATGCCATATTAGGGTTTTCCTTAGAAAAATATTCTACAAAACTGTTTATTTCTCTACAAATTGCTGTATATTCTCTACATCGACACAAGAAAGGAAACAAAATGAAAGTTACTAAAGTTTGGTATATCACAAGAGAAGATGGAACTGAATACAGCAAAACTTTTTTTGATAAAACAAGCAGCTTTGCAATTCTTGAAAAAGATGCAACTTCTTTTAAGTTTTCAACTCCTACTGGAAGAAAAGTAAGCCAATCTGTAATAGATAAAGCAATCCAAGCAATTAATAACTACTATCAATAACAAGAAAGGAAACAAAATGAAACAATTTCTACAAGGCATCATCCTAGGCTTAATTGCCTTTGGCATCCCTACTCTAGTTTATGCGCTGAAAGTAGGCGCACTATGAAACCAATCAAATCTATCTTTTGGCATATCTTACAAATTGAAATACAAGCTAGAAAGGCAATGAAAAAAAATGGATAACTATGATCGCTGGTTAATGGCAGGAGCAGATGATGGAATGGATGAGCAAGATCGCATATATGAAGAACAGGCTCGCCTTCTTAAAGAAGAAAATAATCCTGATGATTACAACAACTTCATAGAAGCTATTACTGAAGATTGCCTAGTTCCGCATTGTGATGCGCTAGAAGAAGCTCTACAGAAAGATGATAAGGCTAAGATTGGATTAATCATTAGCGCTGCTGTTTATACCTATTGGGAAGAAAAATCTTTAGAAGAAGCACAATTATCCGAAGAAGGCGGATTTTTAATATGACAAATCAATTTCTAGAATTAGCAAAAGTAGATGTATCTGATCGAGTTAAGCAGAAACAATCTTTTAAATACCTAAGCTGGAGCTATGCAGTCCATGAGCTGCTAAGTAGAGATCCGCAAGCTACTTGGGAATACAAAGAACCAGTAACTTTTCCTGATGGCACTATGATGGTTTTCTGCGCTGTTACAGCCTTTGGTAAAACAATGACTGCACAGATGCCAGTTATCAATCTTAATAAGCCAATAGCTAACCCTAATGCAATGCAGATTAATACAGCTATGCAAAGGGCTTTGACAAAATCAATAGCGCTGCATGGTTTAGCTCTGTATATCTACCAAAATGAGGATCTACCTTTGGAAGATGAGGATGATCTAGAAGAAGCCTTAGAAGGCTATATTGAGAAATTGCAGGCAAGTTCTAGCCCTGCCGAGTTGCGAACTGCCTTCTCTGAAGGATATACCGAACTGAAGAAATTTAAAAGTCTTGCCAAAAAACTTCAAGAAGCATATGAGAGCAAAAAGGTAGAACTGAATGCGACTAGCTGATAACCAACCTGACAATATCTGCCATGATTGCGGAGTGCTATGGGGCAATGAAAAACCAAAGCATCATCAATGTAGAACTTGGATAGATACTTGTGATGTATGTAAGCAGCTAAGAGCAATAGTAGATGTAAGTGAATGGGGTTACTTAAAACAAGGATGGGATAAAAAATGAATGACTATATTTATACAAAAGCTGGAACTGATATTACTATTAGATGGCGCAAGCTCTACAACTACACTCCGCCAAGCGAGCAGGAATCTTATAAAAAGAAATGGGCGGATTTTAGAGCTAAGTGCAATAAATCTGTAGATGATTTGCAGGCTGCAACAAAACTTCTTCCAGCCCAAATTTATGAGTTGAAAAGAAAATGATTCATAATAAACTCTGCTTGGAAGCATTCAATAAGCTGAATAAGCCTGTATATCATCCACAAGAATTCTTTGCTCTTGGATGGCAAGCTGCAGTTGAAGCCTTGAGCCATGAGTTTCAAAGAAGATATATAGAAGAAGGCAAAGATCCTGATTTAATTCAGATCAATGCTTATGAACCACTACCCGAAGATGATAAGGAATGAAATGAAAGAATCTGATTACTCTGAGTTGTATCTTGATGCAAAGTTGGCAATTAACAATACTTACAAGTTATGCCTTACTGGTCATTGGGATGATGCAATTAAAGCTGCTGGAGCAGCAAGCGATATTTGTAAACAACTTCAAGAGTTACTACAAGTAAAACAAGGGAGCTAAAAATTACAACTTTTACAACTGAAGATCGAATCTCAGCTCAAGTGGTGCAGGGATCAGATGAATGGAAACAATTAAGACTAGGCAAAGTAACTGCTAGTAGAGTTGCTGATGTAATGGCTAAGATTAAATCAGGGGAAGCTGCTGGTAGAGCTGATTATCGAACTGATTTAGTTGTAGAAAGGCTTACTAATAAGCCATCAGATAGCTTTACTAATGCAGCTATGGCATGGGGAACTGAGCAAGAGCCTTTAGCTAGAATCAAATATGAAACTGTCTTTAATCTATTTGTAGAAGAAGTGCCATTTATAAACCATCCTACTATTGAATGGTTTGGCGCTAGTCCTGATGGATTAGTAGGATCAGAAGGATTACTAGAGATCAAAGCGCCTAACAGTAAAACCCATATCAAATATTTAAATGATGGCAAACCACCTTCTAAATATATCCCACAGATGATGGCTCAGATGGCTTGCACAGGGCGAAAATGGTGCGATTTTGTATCTTTTGATCCTAGGATGCCTGAAGGGTTAGATTTCTTTGTAGTGCGCCTTGAAAGGGATGAGGAATATATCAAGGCAATGGAAGCAGAAGTGCAGCAGTTTTTGAATGAAGTAGAAGCAGAATTATCACAATTAAGGAAGAAACTAAATGGCAATTAAATATGATGTAATTACCAAAAATGGCAGCTATAAAGATAAGAATGGCGAAGAAAAAACTAGATGGCTTAAAGTTGGTGTCTGTATGGACACTAAGCAAGGCGGATTAGCTATCAAACTAGAATCTTTGCCAGTATCAGGCTTTGACGGATGGTTAAGCCTAGCAGAGCCAAAGGTAAAGGATAACTTTACTCCTAGGGGTAATGATGAGATGCCAAAGGCTTCTTCATCCCTAGAAGATGATATTCCTTTCTAATCATGCAGGCGCTATTTACAGAAGTTGTAGTTAAGCTGCTCCGCCAAGGGCATTCTATTGAAGCTATTGAATCGGCAATGATGGATGAGTTAGAGATAATCCAGCAATCAAAGCCTTTTCTAATGGCGCAAAAAGAAGCGGATCAAGCTCCATGAAACAAGGGAGAGATAGGCTCTATCCTTCACATCTTGCGCTGCCCAAGAACCTATCAAGGCAGCACTTATGAATGGCTCAAATACTTATGCTGAAAGGCAATCTACAGTAAATTGGGGAGAGATCCTATTTGAGAGATATTGTGTAAGCAAAGGCTACAAATATTGGCGCTTAGGATCAGATGAGAAGAATGGCACAATCACCAACTTCTTTAGGCTTAATGCAATGGTTAGGAATCTTCCTGACTATATTGTAGATACTGGTAATACTACTTTTGTAGTAGCAGTAAAAGGCACAGCCAATTTCAAGGAAAAAGAAGTAAAGATGCTTCCGCTATTTATGGAATGGTATAGCTCCAAGGATGCTCCGCTAGTCTATGCTTTTTGCTTTAAGGATCAAGCGCCAAAGCTGGTTTATCCTGAGAAGATAATAGAGCTGTATAGGGTGGAGCAGGATAAGAAATGGGATGATGGAGTTATCTACCGCACTCTCAAGCTGTAGTCAAAACTTCATACACCTTCTTAGTTTTGTAAACCCGATCCATTGCGCCTGTCATACCGCCATTTATGCGCTTAGTAATGCCTTCATAATCATTGGCATCAGCAAGCTCATTTAAACCCTTCTTATTCCAATACCAGCCTGCAGATAGGCAAGCATACTTCTCAATTAATAAAAGCTCAGGAGAAGCTGTTAAATCAATTCCTAGGGCATCTCCGCATCTTTTATAGTTATCTTTAAAAGTTAGCTGAAAAATTCCCCTGCCATGATACTTCCAGCCATCCCCTTCTTCAGTATTGCCAAATCTACCGCCATATACCTTATTAGCGATTTTCTGAGGATTTCTAGCATATTGCTGTGCAATAGCCATATCAGGGAATCGAGATCCCCAAATTGACATTAAGCCATTAGCGCTATAGTTTAGATTTTCTTCTAAATGCTTAAACCAGTTGCTTTCATGCGCAGCCTGCCCTATGAAATGGGCTTTTCTGATATTGGTAACAATCTCATATTTCTTAAAGGTGTAATTGAGCCATTCTAGCCATTTAGGATCTATGCCTAATGCAATGAGCTGCTCTGCTGTCATTGGATGCCTGCCTGAGCTTTAATCCAATCCTGAAGGCTTACTAATTGCTGAGTTGTATAGGCGCAAGCAAGTTGTAAGTTGGTGGCTTTTCCATCAATGCTGATGGTGGATTGGGGAATGGCGGACAGTTCACCGCTACTGGAGTTGCGCAAGCCTGAAGAATAATAGTTCCGCAAAGCAGAAATCCTAGCTTCATATTCATTTTTGATTCCTTTAGTTACTAAATCAGATTGCTTTTGAATGCTGATATTTTCAGCTTCTTTTTTGGCAGCAACTACAGCTATTTCTTCTTTAAAGTCCATAAAGCGACCATTCTCAAACTTCCAGCCTGAGCCAAATCCCAATAGGAAAGAAGCGATAACTGCGCCAATAGCGCCATAGATCATTGTAGGATTCATCTAAAGCCTGAGATTCTAGGAGAGAAAGCAAAAGTAGCTTGATAGTTAGTTGATGGCTCTTGATGCAGAGTTCCTCTAATATTCCAGCCTAAAACACAATAAATGCAGCGATTAAAGCCTATTGGCTTAACCCAAGTAAACTGAAACAATCCAGCGCACTTAACAAAGCACCATCCAGCTACCGCATTGTCATTGTCTTTAATGGAATCATTGCCATACAAAACAGGTATATTCATCTTTGTATCAATATGCTTCATAGCAAAAGAATAAGCAGGATTGCGCCATAGCCATTTAACTCTTGACCAATAGCTAGGCGGATTGAGCTTCTCAAAAGTAGCATCACCTTCTAATGAGTTATCAGGTGTCATAAAGACATTTAAGATCTTAGGCAGCCGATAGCCAAAGCCTGTTTTAGCTTGATTGTCTAACCAGCCATATTGCTCAGTAGCAAATAGCACCATTACAGGCGCAAAAACTATTGCAATCAGGGTGTAGATCAATGAAAGCGGAACTAAGAAAGCATAGTAAAAATAGATCATACATCCTCATTTTTGATAAGGATGCCTTCAATCTGCAAACCAATAGCAGCAGTAGCGCTACAAGTGCATTGCCATTGGCAATCAGTTTTTTCTAAATATGGTCTAGGAACTGATTTATCAGATATATAAGCCTGAGTAAATGGAGCATTTAATACAGCATTTGTAATGCCATTTGCATTAACTGTATAGGCTCTATAAGTAGTAACTTGATTATTGCTTTGATTTGTATAGCAATTTACTTTAGCTAGGTAAAAAGTATAACCCCTAGGAACTGTATAAACAGTCATAGAGCTGCGACCATTGCCATTGGCTATCTTTGCATAAGTTACAGTCTTTGCGCTGTTAGAAAGGCTTATAGCGCCTACTGGATTAACTGTGCCAGTAACAGAAATGCTATTGATTCTGAAATAGCTTTTAACTGTAGAAACTCCAGTAGTGCCATTAGTTAGGATAAGATTTTCAGATATAGGATCATAATTAGCATCCAAGCCATTGATTAATATAGAAACTGCTGTATCTGATGCTGATGAGCTATACAAAGTCATCTGCATTGCAGAAGTAGGATAGGTATAAGCAGTAGCATTCTCCCAAATTGGGATAAAAGCGCCATCTACTGATGCTTGATAGCCTGAAATATTAAGGCTTTGATGCCCTCTGATTTGCCCTCTAGCTACTTGTAGCTCAAAAGGCTCAGATTTATTCCACCTAGTAAGCGATTCATTAATGCTCATTTTGGCTCTGAAGGGAATTTAGTTTTCAAGAATTCTTCAAAAGTGAAGATAGCTCTAGATCCCATATGACCTGATACACCTACAAAGGCTGCTGTGATTAGCGGAGAAAGATTTGCATTCTCGCACAGCCAAAAAGTAATAACTCCAGCAAAGGCTGAAGTTACTATTTCACCGACAAATTCAATAATATTAAAAGCCCTAGCATGACCTTGTTGTAGTTTTCGCATAAAGTTTACAACTCCCCCAAGAACCGCTAATCCAAACACCCATAAATAGGTAAGCAAAGAATAGGATGTAGGATCTTTTTCCATCATTTTAGGCTTTCTTCTTCACAGTCTTTTTAGTTACAGTTTTTTTAGCTGCAGGCTTTTTCTTAATAGGCTTTTCAAACTCATGCTCATAATATTCTTGAGGAGTAGCAGGAAAAGGATAAGTTGTATCAACTGTGATTTTAGGCATATAGCCCAATTTGTCAAATAGCCAAGATACTAATATCATGATTATTCCTTTGGAGCTTCTTCAGGCTGAACTTGTGAATCAGCTTGCTCTTTAATCTTAGCAAGCAAAACCCAAGCTCCTGTAGAAGTAGGTAATTGACCAAGAGTTTGAAGAATGTAATTTATATCTTCAATATTGAGTTCTAGCTTAATCATTTAACTGCATCCTTAAATGGCTTTAAATCATTAGAGCCATAATATTCTGCACCTTTAGCAATTTGAATTTCAAGGTGTTCTTTATTTCTAGCTACGCAGTCTGCCCATTCAGCATCATCCATCTTTTCAGGCTTGCCAGCTAATAATAGGTTTACGCTATCCATTGCGGCAGAATAGTCTTTAGCTACTTTTTGTTCTTGGGTTAGTTCAATCATTTTATTTTCCTTTAAGTTGGTCAATTTCTGCTTTAAGTTCTTTTACTGCGTTAATTAAATACCAAGTCAAATTAGTTGTATCTACTGACATTACACCAGTTGATTCTGTTTTTACACAATCAGGCAATATTGCTTGAATTTCTTGTGCAATAGCACCTAATTGAACACCTTTGACTTCAACGGCTTGGTCTTTCGGCAAATCTGTTATTTCATTTGCGGTGCGGTATTCAAAATTACGCACTTGAATTTTTGAAATTGCATCTAAACCAGTTGTGTTATCAACAATGTTCTTTTTAAGTCTTGCATCAGAAGTAATAGCCCAAGCAGCAGAGTTATTGCCTTGATACATTGAACCACCAGTAAAAATATATCCTGAACTATTACCTTTATCTGTTCTAGCAGTATTGTCTGTATTGATTACTAAAGCATAACTTGTTGAACTAGATTGAACATTTGCATATCTACCAATTAAAGTGTTGTAAGAACCAGTTGTTAGTGTAGAATCTTGGCTTCCTAAAATACTATTATATGTTCCAGTAGTAATTCCAAATCCTGATTGCCAGCCTATTACAGTATTGTAATTTCCTGTGGTGTTTGCAAACATGGTATTACGACCACCAATAGCTGTATTGTAAGAGCCAGTAGTATTTGAATACAAAGCAGAATGACCAACAGCTAAGTTTTCAGTTGCTCCATTTTGCGTATATAGAGCCTTATAACCTAAAGCAGTATTATTAGCAGATGCAGTTTCAGAATACATTGCTTGATAACCAAATGCTTGATTGTTATTGCCTGTAGTGTTTGCATTAAGAGATTGGTAACCTACGGCTGTGCTACTAGAACCAGTAGTATTGGCAGTAAGCGCTAATTGACCAAGAGCAACTATGCTAGAACCTGAAGTGTTTGCGTAAGCTGCCCTATAACCTATTGCTGTATTAGAATCTGCCGTATTAAATGCCAACGCATTCCAACCAAAGGCAGCATTATAATTTCCACCAGTACCAGTATCCATTGCATTTGCACCAACGGCAGTATTTCTAATTCCTGTAGTTACACCATAACCAGCCTGCCTACCCAAAAAAGTATTATTTCCACCTGTTGTGCTATAAGCTGCTTGATAACCTAATGCTGTGTTGTTATCTGCGGTGGTGTTGTTTACTAAAGAACCATAACCAATCGCTGTGTTTGAGCCACCAGTAGTGTTAGAAACTAATGCAGACTCTCCTACTGCAGAGTTACCAGCACCTGTAGTATTAACTCTTAATGCACTATTTCCTACAGCAGTATTTGAATTTGCAGTAGTATTTGCACCTAAAGCGAAATAACCAATACCAGTATTGTATTGTCCGCTTGTTAATGCTTTTAATGCTGAATGTCCAAAGCCAGCGTTTTCAGTTCCTGTAGCTGAAGCATTTAAGGCATTAAGACCAACAGCCGTATTATTAGCAACAGCACCACCACCCTTACCAACAGTAAGACCTGATATAGTCGCATCGCCTACAGAATTAACAGTATTAGCAACTAATAAAGCTACTAAATCTCCTGATTGATCTAAAGTTGCGATAGAGATCCAAGCATCATTATCTTCATTGCGGATCTTCAAAATATTGTTTGTAGTGTCATACCAAAGCTGATTAGCAAAAGTAGGGCTAGGAGCAGAAGTTCCTGATTGGCATGAGCCAAGAGCCTGCAGAGCTGAGTTTAAATCTGCTCTAAATGCTGGAAAGCCTTGATTGGCAATAGTTAGATCATGTTGCGACATATATTCTCCTAGGTTACAAGCTCACCATAGCCCTTGGCTACATAGTCAAAGGTGCGACTTACCACAGTTCCGCCTGAATTCTTGAATCTAATTGTAAAGCCTGATGCAGATTTTGTGGGTATTTCATAGAAATCCCCTTGTTGCAAATTTTGAGCCATGATACCAATAGAAGGAGTTACCTTAAAGGATGGAGCAAAAGTTACAGAGTAACCGCCTGATCCAGTTCCAGTAGCAATATCATTACCGCCAATCACTCTATCAGGCATATCTACACCAATAGTTAAAGTTTTAAGGATTGGGCTTGCATTCTCATCTACAGAAGTAAGCACAGCTTTAAATCTAAATCCTCTAGCTTTGTAATCTCCTACCAAGAATCTTCTGTAAGCAGTCCAAGTTGCAGGAGAGCTATTTGGATCATCATCTGTAGTAGATACTAATAACTCTACATTGGTATCATCAAAGGCATCAGGATCGCCATCAAAATCACCTGAAACTGCATCAAAATCACCTTCTTTAGAATCAAAAGTATTAACATAATCTATGCGACCTACTTCTACAAAAGCAGTAATCCTACTTGTATATACATTGCCTAGATCAAGATAATTCTCAAAATAATAAGTGCCTTCAGTAGATGTAGTTCCGCCACCACCATCAAAATCACCTACCATGCTATCAAATAGCCCTGTAGCAGCATCAAAATCAATAGAAGTATCAAGGATTAAACCTTCATCTCCTACTGAGCATTCTACTTTTTGACCTAAGAAAGCAGGGGATTCTGTAATAGTTTCAATGACATTTAAACCGCTAATATCATTAATAATGGCTACAGATCCAGTTGGATTAATAGAAGCATTATCTAGCTTGTCATAAGCCTTAATAAAGTAAGTTCCTGTCATAGCTGGAACTACTGCTGTATTAGCAGGGCGAGCTACTTTATCAATAATATCAATAGCATCAGAATAAGTTGCGCCTACAGTAAGGCGAGAATGCCTGATTCTGTAGTAAGCCAAATCTAGATCAGGAACAGGATTCCAAGATAGATGAGCCTGAGTGCCAATGATATTTACAGCAAAATTAGTTACATCTGCAGGCGGAAGTGTTTTTCCATAAATTTCTTGTGTAACAGTTGTAGGAATGCTGCGCTTGCCAATAGAATTTATAGCAAATACTTTAAAAGTATATATGCCATCTAGAGCATTGCGAATATCTACAGAAGTTGCTTGAGTTTGTGGAAGATTAATAAAGTTGCGATCACCTACCTTATAAGAAACTTGATAAGCTGTAGCTCCGCTAACTGGTGTCCAAGATAAAGTAACCAATACATTAACATCAGCTCCCTGCTCATAAAGAACTTCTGATGCAGAAATATTCTCAGGCGGATCAGGAACTAATGAAAGATTGCTGATTATCCTAGGCGCTAGTTTTAATCCAAGCTCTACTTCATCATATTTATCAGGATTATGCGCGAGAGCTGTAATAGATAGTCCATCAGCTTCTTCTATGATGGAAGTAACTCTAAAAGTTTGCAAAGATAGTGTAGAAGTTTGCACCATCCAAATAGCATTAACCGCAGGAGTTTCACTAAATGCACTAGATACTGTGATCTGATTTGTAGCTACAGAAACAATAGATTTGCTCTCTAATGCTCCGCTAGGAAGGATTACAGATAGAGTTCCAGTTGCAATATTAGCTATAGAGCTAACATTCTGATCTACTGTTACTACTGTAGTTGTAGCTGAAGAAATCCTACCGCCAATGCGAGTGCCAGCTCTAGCTTCATCTGCTACTTGAATAATATTGCTTGGGCGAATCTGATTACCTTCTAATCCTGTTTTAAAAGTAACTATTTCTGTTTCAGATTGCTCAGTAAATAGAATCCATCTACCAACTCTATTAGCCTGACCTCTAGAAGTGCAGCCTACCGCCACTACTTCAGATTGCACAATGCCATATCGAGCAATGCCATCAGCATCCTCTACATATTCAACCTTTTGGCGATAAAAATCATCAGGATCATTCCAAGTAACTAGAGCTACAGTATGGCGAGCTTTAATTGCGCTGCCTTGATAAGAGAAGCTGCCATCTACTACATTGGAATTAGAGAATTGGTAAACAGGATCAGCAGGAGCATCATAGCCAAGAGTAATAGCGCCACTAGCCCAATAAGGCATTCCTCTAAAAATAGAAGCCATGCTATTTACTACTGAATAGGCTTCATCTCTAGTCTGAAAATATATATTACAAGTATATCTTGGCTCAGTTCCGCCAAATCCATCAGGAACTAGCTCATCACAATATTTACCAATGGAATATAAAGTCCATTTATCTACCTGAGATTCAGCAATAAATCCGCCTAATCCATAGCGAGCATTAGTAATTAAATCATAAAAGCACCATGCAGGATTATCTGTCCAAGATACTTTAAAAGTTCCATCCCAAATTCCTGTATAGGCTCTAGTTACAGGATTGTAATTAGATGGAATCTTAACCTTGAGCATTTTTAGATCATAGGATCTAGTAGGAATGCTATCAAACTGAGAAGCATCAATCCGAACTCCTACAATAGCTGAGTTAGGATAGCGGAACTTGCCATCAATAATTTCTGTATAGGAATCCCAAAAAGTCTTATTTTGCAATGCTGAAGAAGTGCTATCTGCTGTAATCCTGCGAACCTTAATATCCCAAGGCGCATTTCCAGTTAATTCAATCCTATGGCTTTTCTGATATTTAGAAGTTGTTTTTCCTGTAATAGTTGCATATGGAATTCCATAATTACCATTTACTGAGCTTATATATGGGCTTCCTGAAGTAATAACAATGCGCATCTCCCATAACCCTGAATTCTGAAATGGCATTGTAAAAGTTTTAATGGTTACTGTTTCTAAACTGCTATACCAGTTACCTTCTCCATCTTGCCATGAAGTATCATTGGTTTGCTGATCTGTTCTTTGAGTAATTCCAGCAGTTAGCCAAGTGCTTCCTGATTGCAGTTTATATTGGGCTACATAAACTGCAGAATTGCTTGTATCTGTTACAGCCATTTGAATTTGATATAAAGGCTGAGTTGCTTGCGCAGAAGTAGAAGATGCAATATTTACAATATTTGCACTCCATACAGATCCTATGATTTGTGGAATATATCCACCGCCATTAGATTGAACTTCAATAGCATATTCAACAGTTGATCCATTTAAATCGCCATTAGAAGTATTTTGCTGAGTAAGCTGTGGAATAGAGATAGTAACTCTGACAGCATCTATATCAGCATTGCTAATCTGTCTAACAATAGGAGTTGGATATTCAACTTGAGTAGAAACACCTATTTCATTTTCAACTGATGGGAATCCAGCAATATAAGATTGTGATTGAGTTCCTGTAGTAGAAACTACTGTAGCTCCTGTAAAGTTATAAGATCCATTTTCATTTTGCAAAGGGGTTTGATTGAAATAAACAGATTTCAAACCATCAGCTAAACCTTCAATTTCACCCTCAGAAACTAAATCTAATACAGAAGCATAGGCAATGGATCGCAATGAATCAGGGGATTCTTGCGCAACTCTACCACCGCCACCGCCACCGCCTTTTCCACCACCACCGCCAGCACCTCTAATAATCTTTTTGCTCATACTAATTCCTCTGCAACAATTCCAGCGCTGATAACTGCACTACCTACAATCATGCGACCATATCCCACAGGAACAGGATAACCTTGAGCAGAAGTATTTACTCCGCCATTAAAGACATAGGAAGGCTTATTATCAGGCTGATTATTAGAAGTATCTGAATTTAAAGTGGGAACTGGAGTAAGCATCTGCACTACTCCACCAATCACCATAGCGATACCAGCACTCATTAAATAAGGAGAAATAGGTGCTAAAAATGGAATAAATGAAGCTGCAATAAGAACTGCTCCAATAATCACACTCAAAGTTCCGCCACCGCCTGCGCCTTGTAAAACAGGAACTAATTTAATAGATTCCTTGCCTGCTGGATTATGAAGATCATCTACAGATTGAGCTTCTTTGCCAACTAGCACTTTATAAGCAATACCTCTTTTTTCAGAATCTATAAGATGCTGTTTAAATGCTGGAAAATTAGTGCATAAAGCTCTTACAGCTTCAGCAGGATTCTTAACATCCATTGAGAAGCTCTTGCCGAATTTCTTACCTAATTCACCTAGAAGTTGTATCTTTTTCATATCTTAAATAACCATAAGTATTTTTAAGCCAAAATCCGCCATAAACATCTCTTGTAGATAATCTTCCTTGGACATGATGCAAAATTTGCTCATCACCCAAGTAAATAGCGCCATGATTAGGAACTGTAGAATTTATGCACATCAGAATAACATCTCCTGCGTGTAGTTCTTCTATGATTATTTTCCTAAATCCAGCCTTTTCAAAATTATCTAAATAAAGATTTTCCCCTATTTTCCACCATTCATCACTTCTTTCAAAGTTTAATAATTCAATATTTTTTTCTTGTAGATACCAATCTTTAATAATTGAATAACAGTCTAGAACTCCATGCGACCATTGCCGACCAACTAAAGGCGCTATATATCCGCTTGGCTCTATATATTCCCATTGCTCTGATGGATAGCCCATAATGAACCAAGGCAATCCACTAGCTTCACAAGCCACTAAATCAGCCTGTGAAGGCTTTGCACTCATATTTGGATGGCTGTGTATAACCGCAACTATTTCTCCAGCTATATCAGCCTTTTCATAATCCTGTGGATCAAGAATAAAGTTATCAGTTCCTCTTGCTAGGTTTTTGCATGGGATATAGAGCTGCTTGCCATTTTTGATAATGACTAGCCCACAGCATTCTCTAGGATCTTCTGCTTTGGCTTGATCTACAAATCTTGCTTTGACAGAATCAGAAAGGATCATTTCAATAGAGCTGCAGCAGGGAATCCGCCAAAAGGAATTTCAGCATTAACACCAAATCTAGCTTCACAAGAGCTGATTCTTTTACCGCATACATCTTGACCTAAAGTTCCTACTGGATCATCATTGGTATTGAAATAATTTGTGCCAGCATAACCGCATTCAGCTCCCCTATACTTCCAAGGGCAAATATTCTGAATGATCTGCCTTCTAGGAAGTTTTACTCCTTGGACATCAAAAGAAGCGGAAAGTTCAAACTCTACAACTTGCTTGCTTTCCCCTGTTTTTCTTTCAATAAAGTAAATATCATCAGGGAACTCAGCAGTAGGATCAGCATCAGGGTTTACACCACCCGAAAAATTAACAGCATCTAGATATTTTTGCATTGTGCGCTTGCGAGTAATCTTTGCGCCTAATAGATCATCATAAGCTAAAACTAGCGCTGTAATAATTCCTGATAGATTAGAAACCATTAATTTAGGTCTAGGAAGCTGACCGCCTGCGCTGAACTCAAAGCCTGTGATCTGAACTGGATAAGGCTGATATTCCTGAGCTTGCCAAGTAACTGCCTGAGTTAATCCATTAGTGCCAGCATGAAAATAGTAAACATCTCCGCCAAAGCTAGTAGCATCAAGCTGAAATAGCTCAATAATGGCATTAGGAGCTAATTTCTGTAGCTCAGAAGCAATCTTTAAAGGGTATGTCATCCTAGATCAAACACTTCCTCAAAACTAGCTGAAATATTGTAGCAATCAAT